ATTCTTTATTTCTATATTCATCACCTAAGATTCTAACATCTATAGGTAACATACTTATTATATCTAGAAGATCACTTTCAGTTACGTAGGGAATAATTTCATCAACATAGCTTATAGCTTGTAGTTGAGTATATCTTTCTACTATTGTTTGAATTGGTTTATTTTTTTCTGCTCTATCTAGAGAAGGATCAACCTGTAATCCACATATTAGATAATCACATTGTGACTTAGCTTCTCTTAACATAGCTATATGCCCGGCATGAAGTAAATCAAAAGCAGAACAAGTAAAGCCAGTTATCATTTATATTTTCTTGCTATCATATTACTACTTAGTACACCAGCAAATAAAGTATCATCAGTAAGTGTTTGGTAATGAGTAGTATCTTTAGGTAAGCATTTACCACCAAAGCCAAACTTACCGTCAGGGCCAGGTACATCTAAATGCGTAGTTGGATCAATATTATTTTTAAGTAGTTCTTTAACTGTATAATAATTAACATTATACTTATTGCAATTATCGTTTAGTATATTAGCATAAGTAACTTTCATACTTAGGAAGGCATTTCGTGACATTTTAAACATAGCAGCTTCTTTAGCTGTTACTTCTTTTACATCTACAAAACTTTTTAACCAAAAACTAAATGCACTAGAACCAGATTTACCAATAACGTTTTCTACTTCGGGTTGCGATAACTGATCTTCCCAAGTTATCTCTCTTAGGAATTCAGGCCACATAGTTGGTTCATTAAACTCATCTACTTGATCAGGGCCTATAGTTGACCTTATTATCTGCTCACCTTTCCATTTACCATACTCGCTCTTAAGTATAGATATATCTAACTTATTTCCATCTAAATTAGTAGGTAGACAATAAAATACAAAATCATATTCATAATCAGGAGCTTTAACTCCTTGATCAGGATCATGCAAATAAATTTCTAGATTTTTAAAGTTCTCAAGGTACTTGGTTGTTGCTTTACCAACGAAACCATTACCTATTATAACACAATTCATTCAGGCTTATTCTCCTCAATCCATTCTTCCATTCCATGGTATTGCGGAACGTTCTTTAACGCTTTTTCTGCTGCCCATTTAGCTTTGTATATCTTTTTCATACAAGCAAAGCCATTGAAGCCATCTATATTAGGATCGTGCATTACACCTTCCCATAAGTTAATTGCTTCCTCTACATTCTCTATTGGTGTCTTATCAATATAAGGCATTAGATTCCTCCCATCTTAAATTTTTCCCAATCAATAGCAGCTCTTAAATTATAACCTCTAGTATTAAGTGAACGTATAGCACTATCTAAGAAATCTACTTTCTCTTTCTGGTATGCTATCTTAAGATTAAGATCGACTATATCTTTATCTGCGTCTATATATTGAGGTATATCTGCTCTTAGTATTTTTAATGGGTTAGGTTCCCATCCTAGATCTGTAAGATCTTCATAGTCCATAGAACCACTAAACCATTCATACTTTTGTTTCTTGAGTACTTTAGCATCTTCTTCTAGTTTTCTAAGAGTAAGTCTCTCAGTAGAATAAAATTTAAAGTACTTAGAATGTAGTTGTGGTATTTTGATAGCCTCATTTCCGAGTTCAGTTCTATCTATCTCAGAGTCGGCTTTCCAGTTTTCGAGTAGTTCATCCAGAGTCATATTATAATTATAAAAGCTTTTTAGTCTGAAATCAACTCTATTTCAAACTTTTCATATCTAAAAGAAGCAACACATTCTATATAAGAAACATCACCAGCTCTTAAGTCAAAAGCTAATTCAGAAAGTGTTGAAGGAAATAATCCAGTAAATTTAACTTTTATATTAGCATTAGTATTACTGTTATGTATAATAAGAGTACCATCTGAAAGTATCTCATTATCTCCGCTAGGGTTTTTTCTTCTATCTTGGTCATCAAGAGCTTTATATTGTTCAAAGCTTTCTGGGAAACCTAGAGCTTCTATCCAGTTAAACAATTCCCTATAAGATTCCATTTGTTCATCAACTCTAAATCCAATCTGGAATTCAGTAAAGTCAATATGATCACCTGCTTGCGGTAGCTTAACAAACGGGGTTGGTACTTCAGCTGCGTTTAAGGATACAGCAGGGAGCAATACACTCTGAACAAAAAAGTTAACATTAGGCATTTTGTTTACAATAAATGTAAACTTAAGCGGTGATAAGAAATTTAAATTTGCTGGTTGTGTAGTTAAAGCTGCCATTATTTTACCTCGATAGTATTTATCTTATTTGGATCCAATGATACAGATACACCACATCCACATGCTGATACTTCTCTTGGGTTTTTAATTTTAAAGAATGAATTAAGGCCTTGTACTTCGTATGCTATAACAGAACCGCCTAGATAATTAGCTGACATAGGATCCATTACTACTTTAAATTTACCAAAATCTACGAGAAGATCTTGCTCACTAACATCATCATCCCATTTAAAAATATACTCATAGCCAGCGCAACCACCACCAGTGATACCAATACGAATAATATTTCGGCCTTCATCTTCCGATTTCTTAACCGCTTCAACCAGAGCTTCATTTGTAAAATCTATTAGCACCCTTTTTTCTTCTCCCAATCTTCTATAGCTTTTTTTATACTATCTTCTGCTAAGACACTACAATGTAGTTTGATTGGAGGTAATTTTAATGCTTCGGCTATATCTTTATCTTTTACTTGCTTTGCTTCTTCTATAGTTCTGCCTTTAAGCATTTCTACAAACATAGTAGACGATGCAATAGCTGAGCCACAGCCGTATGTTTTGAACTTAACGTCTATTATTCTTTCTTCTTCATCTAGTTTAAGTTGTAGCTTCATAACGTCACCACATGCAGGTGCACCAGTCATACCAGTAGCTACGTTTGGATCATTAGGATCGAAACGACCGACAGAGAACTGCTTAGGTGAATTAAGCACCTGTTCAAATCTATCTACAACTTCTTTACTGTATGCCATTTTTCTTTTCTAAGTCCTCTATTCTTTTTATTAAAGCAGGATAAACATCAAACTCATGTAACTCTTTACAAGGATGGCTATTCTTTTCTAGAATTATTATTCTATTCATTATACCGGGATACTTATCATAGAACTTTTTCTCTTGCTTTATTAAGTCAATACCAAGCTTATCTTCACACCACTTATCTAACTTTAACAGATACGGATTAAGAAAAGACAATGCACCAGTAGAGACTAGTCTTAAGATAATAGTTTTTATTATTTTAATAAGAAATGATATCATAGTATCTGACCCTACTACATAGACGATTATACTGTCTAATTATTCTAATTGCAACTATATTTAGGCAAAAAGACAAAAAAAGAGCCCAAAAAGGGCTCTTTTAGTATAAGTAACCGAGATTACATTATGTTGTTAACAAGTACTCTTCTGTAATATACATTTGAGTCTTTTGTTAATGCACCATTACCGTATGCTGTACCTTCAGCAAATGGGTTAGCAACAACACCATACCTAGTTTTGAAACCAATCTTAGGTTGGAAAGTGTTCTCACCAACTGCTCTAACCATTTGTAGAGGAACATATGGGCAATAGAATATACCAGCATCAAATGCTGATGATCCTTTATATCCTAATGTGTAATAGTTACCAGTAGTATATGGATCAATGTATACTCTATATCTTCCGTTCAATACACCAGCAAAAGTATTACCAGTATCATCTACTTGTAAGTTATTAGAGTTAAGTGCAGGAGTGTAATCCAATACGCCAGCCATTTGAAGAGCTGAAGCTACGTCAGAAGATGTAATAAGGACATTACCCTTTCCTCTTCTTGTATCTTTCGCGATTTGGTTTGCATCCCTTTCAATTTGGAACATTAAGCCTTTGAACTTCTCAACAGACCATCTACCATTTGAATCAGTATCTAAATCAAATGTTCCTGATGTTGTTGTGTCGACTGTAGCACCTTGCTTAGCAACAATGTTAATTGTTCTAATAATCTCTCTGTTGATTTCTGCTAAGATTTCAGTAGAAAGAATATTTGCTAATTCAGTTTCTGCGTCTAGTCCATGGATAGCTCTTAAATCTTGAGCAAGTTCCATTGAGTATTCAGCTTTTAAAGCTCTACTTTGAGCTGTTACACTTACCTTCTCGATTGAGAATGCCATCTCTGGGAAAGCAATATTACTTGCATTACCTAAAGCTTCAGCTTGGTTAGTTGACATACCATCACCGAAGTTATAAGAACCTGCTTCAGCATTATTAGCTGAGACTGGAACTGTTCCGACGTGTTTGTCACCTAGTGTATTAGCATCTGCAGTTCTTGTTGCAAAAGCTGTATCTGCTTCGTTATAAAATGCTTCAGTAGCTGAGTTAGCCATTGAGCTGTACTTAGATCTCATTGC